ATTGTTTTCTTACCCCTCTTAACTACTTTCTTAGCTTTTTTCTTTATCTTTCTCCAAGCTTTACTAAAGAATCCAAATTCTTCTAAGCCTGTATATGGATTAGTCATAGATTGTCTATCACCAACAGTAATTTTCCTCATATTATTTTTACCCATAATAGAAGAAATCTGTCCTTGAAGTTTTTGAGCTACCTCTTGTGGTAGAACTACTTCTCCCGGAGTAAGGTGGGCTAGGGTTGAGTCTCCCCAACGCCCCTTAGAAGCAACCTTAGCTGCAGTTCTTTTGAATCTACCGTTAGCAGACGGGGGAGTGCCAGCAGTAATATTTCTTCCCCACGTAGCACCTTCTGGATCACCACCATCATGACCAGGATCACCTTCATGAATATTATAACCAAACAGTCTTTCAAACTTCTTATCAGCCTCATCAACCAGTTGTCGGCGAAGTCTTTCCATTCCCTCGTCTCTAGCAATGTCGATCCACGGTCTGTTTTTCTCCCAATCTATAAGTCTTTGTTCCGCCTTTTCTAATCTTGCTTGAAGATCATCATGTATCGGATTTCCTGGTGGCATTAGTTTTTCTCCTGTTCTGTTATGATCATATCGAGTCTACAGAGAACTTCACGTTGACCTGCTCTGAAGATAGCTTGGTTTAAAAATTCGTCTCTATTCATATCACTAGTGTATTCAAGAGGAGGTAATTTTTTTCTTAGATGTTTTACTATTGCTGGATCTAGAAACGGTAGCCTGTTTTGCATCTAGCCTCTCCTCTAATTCATCTACTTTCTGAAGTAGGTATTTCATAACCATTAATTGGTCTGCTGGTGTTGTTAAGCCACCAATCTTCATTCGTGTTAAGATAGCCTGTAAGTAAGTATTTTCCATTTTATTCTCCTGTAATGTCTAACACTTCACAAGAACCCCCAACACATGCCATAGCTTTAGAACTAATAGTTGTATCTTCTTGTTCGTATTTACTTAATTCGCCCCAATCTATAGAGTGAGGCATCTGTTTAATTAATCCCATGAAAGCATCTTTATCAATAGCTTCAAAGGGAGCTTGATCATAGATATGCTCTGTATGTGGTAAGAAGGAAATACCTGAAACCCAGTCCCAGTTATTCCAAACCCACTGTCCTATTACCATATAATCGAGGTCTGTATAATTAATAGTAACACTTGGTTTATGTTCGCACCAATACTGTTGGTATGTTAACCATAAGTCTAGGTGTTGTAGGGGATTATAGTTATCATAAGTAACTGAATTTTCTGGTGAACTAATGGGGAATGAGAACACGGTTGTATGTTCTGGTGCATGAGAGCATGGCTCATGCGGTAGATTTTGATCCATCATAAAGGTACAAAGCGGATTCTGTGTGTCTATTCGTACTCTCCTAATATAATAAGGAGAATATCTTGGATGAATACCAGAAGAAGTACCCGCCACACAGGATGTAGTACCTGAAGGCTTACAACAAGTGATAGACTTAGAAGGTTCGATACCTAGTTTCTCAGCCCACTCAATATTTGTTGCTTTTGCTATCTCTTTAAGCTCAGTTAGAACTTCTTTCAGCTCCTCACTAGAAGTAGACATCAGCGTATTGTCATAGATACCAGTAAAGGATACACCTAGTAGCCTCTCCTCTTCACAGTTAGCCTTCCATTCAGGATCTAGATATGTAAACTTAGTACAGGCTGATTGGATAGTTCCCAATATAGTAGCATATCTCACCTTATGTCGCAATGTGGGTAAGTTATCATAAGACCTTATAACAACTTCACTCAGATTACAGAATTGCTTTGGCTTTAGAATGATTTCGCTGCAGGGATTAGTACCCCACGAAGCAGAAGTTCTACCAGACATACTGGCAATTCTTTCCATCGCTTCTCTGTTACAGATTCCCCTCTCTCCTGAACGGGAATCATATAACGAAGACCACTCTTCCATAAATCTACCAAGCGAAGGCTTGGATAGGTATACAGCAGAGTTATTGGATAGTGCACGGTGTCCATCCTGTTCCCACCAAGGACCCGTCTTGGCTCTTGCCATTTCTCTATCATCTAAATCAGATAAGGATATCAGTGCTGATCGTCTTACGCCGCCAGCTATGACTACTTCTCCTATCATACATACAATATCGTGTACTTCAAGGGGAGTAAGTTTCCTTCCCTCGGCATTATAAAATAACTTGATCACGAACTTAAACAAACGTTCAAGTGGTTCTGGACCAGAAGCCCTACCACCAAATGTCTTTAGTCGTGATCCTTTTGGACGGATTTGAGATAGATCCCAAGTAGGATGGAATCCTCCATATAGAGCTGATAATAGATCATTAAAGGAATCAGCCCACCCTCTTCTAGAATCATCTACATCAATAATAATCTTTTCATTCCTATTAATTTCTGGTATTATAGGTAGTTGATTAGTTTCTATGCTTTCGCAGGAAAATCCTACACCTGTGCCACAGCACAGAATGTATAGAATATCAGAGAAGCTACTTATTGAATTGACGGGGAGGTAAGAACAGTTGTACAGGCACGTATCGTCTACCTCTGCTGCTGCCCCTGCTGTCATGAGGGCTCTCATTGAGGGGAAAACTTCTCGCTTGATAGTCGATTGTCGTATAGCGTCCCATTCCTCGCCTAGTAACTCTGGAAAGCGTTCTCCAAAGTAGTCGTAGTAACGGTTTACGCATTCATCCCAACTTTCTCTCCTTTGTAATTCTTCTATCCATTTACAGTAGCTTCTAGTTACTACAAATTCTTGAAACTGATCCATTCATTTACTCCTTATTATCGTTATACCCAACTATCGGGCATCCATAGGTTTATTTCTTTAGTTTTAAAGTTATATTCTCCACTCCTAAGTATCCTAACGCTTCTAGCCATAGCTAAAGCTAGGTTAGGGATGGAATCTCTATAGTATTTTGGGTCATCATACATATCAAATATCATTTGTACCCATGTTTCTTTTTCCCACTTATTTAAAAACTTATCAGCTCTCTTGGGACCAATACGCCATAAGCCAGGAATACTATCTGTTGAATCACCTGCCATCCATTGTATGAATAAGAACTTATCTGCTTCTTCTTCTGTAAGATATCTAATAGCATCATCCTTATCAGGATTCCAATGAAAACCGGGGATTGTTTTTAAGTCTTTGTCTATAGTAACGCCTACCATCTCTTCAGATGAGGTATAGATACCAATAAGATCATCAGCTTCTAGCCTAGGTTCTAGTATTATATCCCACCTATCGCTCATATAGTCTTTACATTCTTGTAAAGTATCAGGACGATCTGAACTATCTCTCTTCTTCTTATAATCTGCCCAATGATCTCTACGAAAGTTGTCTTTACGATTACATGAGAACGCTATGATAATGGTATCTATTCCTTCAGGAGTCCATTTCTCTATATCCTCAGGTAAACGATAGTCCAAGCCATCAACACCCTCAGTGTCTGCCCAGAAGGCTGCCTTGTAAGCTATGATGTCGCCATCAAGAATCGCTGTCGTCGGTATCTTCTTCTTCGTCATCCCTATCCTTTTCTTCTTCATTCTTTAGGTCATCTAATGTAAATAGATCCATTAAGTTTTCAATCACTTCTTCCAGAGGAGGAAGGGTACCATCTCTCCGTCCTTTGCAGACATGACAATTACATTCTTCTTTTTCACATTCTATAACAGCTCCTGACCATACTGAAATATTATTTTTGATAATTTTTTGAAGTTCTTCTATTGTTTTATCGTTACAAATAATACCATTAAAAGATTTTATAAGTGGATTTAATCCAGCTTCTAATGAGGTGGCTAGTTCTTCAGACTTATGTTTTCTCCAGTTGCCTGTTGTAAGTTTCCTTTTACCCGAACTAAGAAATAACATAGTTGCTGAGTAAAGTGTACCATAGGCTATTTCGTTAAGGTAGCGACAATCATCCGCAATAATAACTCTTTCCCAGTACTTTTTCTTGTCTCGTATATCCTTTTGTTCTTGTGTTTGGGCACTCTTAACCTTATCATCAAACTTACGAATCCAATAATCACTATCTTCTGAACGCTTTTGTTCTCCTAGTTCTTGGCAAAACTCTCTATGTTTTTCAGGAGTATGTTCTTTAGAGTATCCCTTTCTTTTGGCTTCCTCCTTAATGGGATCAGCAAAAGATAATAGTATGGGTGTTTGACCCATCTTAAAAATCTGTTCTGCTATCAGCTTAGCAAATGTAGTCTTACCTACTCTTGCTCGACCTGCTATTAAAATCATATTCATTTTTCTGATTCCTTTATATATTCTTCCCATGTGTAGTGGGTGTATTTATCCCTTAGATCGTTATAAAGATTCTTCGGCAGAATAAAATCATCCAATTTAAAACCACAAAATCTAGCTATCTGACACGCCAGTAAGGCACATGACTTTGGTTGATAGCTTTTGAATAGAAACCTCCCAATGTAATACCAGAAAGCCATGGACATAGTATCTCCCTTGTATGGTGTAGCTATAAAATCCATTGTTCTTTGTATGTTACTAAAATCAGTCTCTCCTAATATAACTATATGAGATGGTTTAAATCCAATAGTATTGTGGTATAGATCATTTGGTATGAACTTAGCTCTATGTGTTTTATCTGAAGCTATAACAAAAGATTCATCATGGCATGATAACATAAGACCGCAGTGAAAGATAGGGTTATATTGTAAAATCTGAACAAGTTTTCCTCGCCTAGATTTAGGAGTACTATAGAATACAATAGATACAGTAGTCAATGACATTCGGACCAGTTCTTTCCTATTGAATATTCTCCATCCAGATCTATCTTGCAGTCAAGCCTAGTGCCAGCTTCTTGTATAGCTTTACATCCTAACTTACCTACCTCTTCAGCTATATCAGGATGAGCTTCGAACTGCCACTCATCGTGTACAGTAGCCATTAAACCACACATACCATCATATTGTTTAAGGCTCTGTATTAAGATACAGAGAGCCAGCTTCATAATAATGGCACCATCTCCCTGTAGTTGGACATTAAGACCAACGTGCTTAGATCTACAAGGTACTTCACGATTATCTAGTAAGGTTATTGTTCCCTTGTTTGCTACTTGGAAGGCACAATTATCTAGTACTTTCTGAATAGCTGGAATATTAGATAGGAATTTCTTCTTTATCTGACCTCCTGCATAAGCACCCTTACCAATTATCTTACCTATCTTTTCGTTACCAGCTCCATATATTAAAGCATAGAAGAATGTCTTTGATTGGTTTCTACAAGACAAGCCAGCAGCCAGACGATTCTCTTCATGGATATCACCATTTAATATAATGTTTCCATAGGCTAGATCATCATATGGAGCCATTCTATTAGCTAGCATACGAGCCTCTAGACTACTAGCATCTATACCTATCTGAACCCAGCCCTCCCTTGGTTGGAATAAAGCTCGGGCTCTTTTGTCTCCTGAGACTTGCTGCATATTAGGTTGGCTAGCTGTCATCCTGCCTGTTACGGTACCTTGTACATTAACATTGCCGTGTATTCTATTATCACGAGAGTGTGATGCTCTCTTTATCCAATCAGATACTTGTCCTTCTAGTTTAGTAATATCGAATTGCTTTACTAAAGCCTTGGCTTCGGGATAGTCTAGCTTCTTAAGTACAGCAGCATCTACCTTTGGATTACCCTTTTCTGTTAGTGGCGCATTCCATCCATACTTATCATGTAGTCTTTCGGATATTTGTTTTCTTGATCCCGGATTAAAGATTGTAACTTT